TGGGAAACCCCCGGTGATTCTTTTTTATAGAATATATATTCTATTTATAAGAAAACTTATTGATGTATATTTATTCAATATGGCAGACAACATCTCATACGGTATAAATTTTCCATTTATAGACTCCTATGTGGGTAGATATCTCGATACATCATCTGATTCTGATGAAGAAATACGAAGTAATTTAGTTCATTTATTGATGAGCAAAAGAGGGACTAGGTACTTTTTACCTGATTTCGGAACTCGGCTTTATGAATATATATTTGAACCATTAGATGGACCAACTTTTTCTGAAATTGAACAGGAAATAAGAACTGCAGCAGAAACCTACATGCCAGGGATATTAATCACAAACATTTCAATAACAGATGCAGCCAAAGAAGAACCCTCCTATGGAGATACCTATATAAATGAGAATGGTCAAAGAGAATTTGTTGTCCCTGGAGTGGGAAGATTGGAACATACGGCAAGAATAAAAATTGACTATACAAATACAAATAACGCTTTTGATTCTAGCGATTTTATTATAATAAACGTGTAATATGGCAAATAAAAAAATATCCTATACTACTAGGGACTTTCAAGGAATAAGAACTGAACTTATAAATTTTACGAGGACTTATTATCCGGACTTAGTCCAAAATTTTAATGATGCTGGGGTTTTTTCTGTTTTATTGGATTTGAATGCCGCAGTCACTGACAACTTACAGTTTCAAATTGATAGAAGTATCCAAGAAACTGTTTTACAGTACGCTCAACAAAAATCTTCTGTTTATAACATTGCAAGAACTTACGGTTTGAAAATTCCTGGTGCCAGACCCTCAGTTGCTTTAGTTGATTTTTCTATTACAGTTCCTGCACTTGGGGACCAAGAAGATTTAAGATATTGTGGAATATTAAGAAGAGGGGCACAAATAAATGGTGCTGGTCAACCATTCGAAACTGTTTATGATATAGATTTTTCTTCACCAATAAATGCTGAAGGTTCTCCAAATAGATTAAAAATACCAAATTTTGATCAGAACGGTACTTTGATAAATTATACTATCACTAAAAGAGAAGTTGTAGTCAATGGAATTACAAAAGTCTTCAAAAGAGTTATTACCCCAAATGATGTAAAACCATTTTTCGAGTTATTTTTACCCGAAAAAAACGTGTTAGGTGTCACAAGTGTTCTTCTTAAGGATGGTACAAGTTATGTTGCTCCTCCACCAACACAGGAATTTTTGGGACTAGAGAATAGGTGGTATGAAGTACCAGCATTGGCCCAAGATAGAGTTTTTATTGAAGATCCTACTAAACCATCCGATCAACCTGGAATCAAGGTTGGTAGATATATTCAAACAAATGATCGGTTTATCACAGAAAATACCCCAGAAAATTTTACAAAACTGACCTTTGGTGGTGGTAATGTTTCCGCAGACGAACAATTAAGGGAGTTTACACGTACAGGAAATAAAATGGATTTGAATAAATACATTAATAATTTTTCCTTAGGTAGTTCTCTTAAGTCTAATTCTACATTGTTTGTTCAGTACAGAGTTGGTGGTGGTCAGGCAACAAATGTGGGAGTTAATGTAATCACTCAATTCGGTACAATATCATTTTTTGTAAATGGTCCTGTCGAAAGTTTAAATAATACTGTTATTAATTCATTAAGATGTAATAATGTTACTGCGGCAATCGGAGGGGCAAACGCACCTTCGACTGAAGAAGTTAGACAATATGTAACATTTAATTTCGCGGCACAAAACCGAGCGGTCACTGTAAACGATTATGAGTCGGTAATTAGAAACATGCCTCCTCAGTTTGGTGCTCCCGGAAAAGTTGCAATAGTTGAAGAAAATAATAAAATTAAAATTAAAATGTTATCATATGATATAAATGGTAATTTGACTGAGGTAGTTTCAAATACTTTAATGAGTAATGTTGCTAATTACTTGTCCAATTACAGAATGATAAATGATTACATATCCCTCGAAACGGCAAATGTTATTGACTTGGGTGTTGATGTTGATGTAATATTAGATGCTAGTCAAAATCAAGGGGCAATTGTTTCAAGAATAATTGAAATTGTAACCGCATTTTTCAGTCCGCTTGATAGAGGGTTAGGACAAAACATAAATGTGTCTGCATTAAGATCACAAATCCAACAAGAAAATGGTGTAATTTCCTTATCTGGCATATTCTTTTTCAATAAAGTTGGAGGTGAGTATTCTTCATCTCAAACTTCTCAACAATATGAAGATCCAGAAACAAAACTAATTAAACTAATTGCAGATACAATTTTTGCGGAACCATCACAAATTTACCAAGTAAGATTTCCTTCTAAGGACATTAGAGTTAGTGTATTAAATTTAAAGACAGTCAACTTTAGTTAATACAACACCTTTCAAAGGTTTTCATTACACTTTTCAAAAATTGATTATATCTTTTAAAAATACGAAATAAACTATTTATTTTTAAAAGACCAAATGCCTAAATCTGTAAGGATTAAAACTACCCCGGGAAACGAAAAAAGTCTCAAAGTAATGTTAGAACAGGACTTCGAGTTTCTGGAAATTCTTTCTCTAAAACTAAATCAAGCAGACATATACACTAGAGTTTGTTCTGATTATGGAGTTGTAGTAGGTAGAGTATTTGTTAACGGAGGATATGGTTTACCAAATGCACGAGTTTCAGTTTTTGTCCCAATCGAAGATGTTGATTTAAATAACCCTATAATTTCTGAATTATACCCTTACACATTTATTTCAGATGTAAACGAAGAAGGTTATAGATATAATTTACTCCCGAAAGAACCACAGTACAATGGACATGTACCAACAGGTTCTTTTCCAACAAAACAAGAAGTTCTTATAGACAACACTTATATTGAAGTTTTTGACAAATATTATCGTTATACAGTTAAAACTAATGAAAGTGGGGATTACATGATTTTTGGTGTTCCAGTAGGTACTCAAACATTGGTAATGGATGTTGATCTTTCAGACATTGGTTGTTTTTCCTTAAGTCCACAGGATTTAATACAGGCTGGGGTGGCAAGTGAAGATCAAGTAAATGGATCTAAATTTAAAAGTTCCACTAACTTAAATGAATTACCTCAAATAATTTCACTAAACAAAATATTAGAAATTGCACCTTTATGGGGAGAACCTGAAATTTGTCAATTGGGTATTACAAGAGCGGATTTTGATTTAACGGCATCTGCAAATATATCAATACAACCAACCTCAATTTTTATGGGATCTGTCATATCTACCACAGATGACGATTCGGTAAAACCAAGTTGTAAACCAAAAAATAATACTGGAAACCTGTGTGAATTAGTGGCAGGACCCGGTCAAATTTTATCTATTCGACAGACAATCGACACAGACCAATACGGATATCCAATATTAGAACAATATGATTTAGAACAAAACGGAAAAATTATTGATGACAACGGTACATTTTTAGTTAATTTACCAATGAATTTGGACTATGTTTACACTAATGAATATGGTCAACAAGTTCTATCAAACGATCCCAAAATAGGAATACCCACTACTGGAAAATATAGATTCAAGTTCAAATGGCAAAATGAACAAGGTCTAAAGAATAATTTTTTAAGGGGTAATTATTTAGTACCAAATGTTAAAGAGTATGGTTGGTCAAATGCGTCAAATGACCCATTTATTACCCAACCACCAACCGTTCTCAGTTATAATTTGGTTCCTGGTTTCACTATCCAAACAATACCCATTGCTACAAATGGTGGTTTAGTTCTTGACAATTCAGTTAATTCACAAAGTATTTCTGTTACAATTGGTGGTATACCATATTTTGGTGATGTAAATGTCATTCCAATTACAACGGCACCAACTAACGTGGTTGTGACTTCAATACCTCAAGATGTTAACAGTTCACAAATATTGAACTTTTTATTTTATGATCAGGGACCTTTTGACGTTTTAAGATCTTATGCTTTTTCATTAGATTGGGACGATTATGGTGATTCAAATATGATCCAGGAGGCAATAAATTGTGAAGAT